CTGCTTTCCTATCGGCACCAACAACGATATTCACTTCATTATGACCATCAGCATGTGCGGATGCAAGAACATCAAAGATGGTCCTCATCTTTGTATCATGAATAATGTTATTGGCATGATCTGGGAACATCGCCTTCATTAATTCAGTCTTGGTTGCTGAATCCAGGGGATTCTTCTTGGGATCCTGACTGTGTGAGGGATAGATTTTATATTCTCCAGTTCCAGCCGTCTTCTTAATATGATTAATTAGTTTTTCGTGTCCAATCGTGGGTGGATTGAAGCGACCAAATCCCACGGTAAGTGGACCCTTTGTTTTTTCCATACCAGGATCCATTTCTGGTTCCTGCTGCATTTGCTGCTGTGGATCCTGCTCTGGAGTACTGGTCTTCTTTTGGAAGATTTTGAGTTGACCGCGCACAGTTTTAGCGACAAGGTTTCCTTCACGGTCATAATAGTCCCCATGACCGTCCCCTGTCAAGCCCATCGCCTTTGCTTGGGCGGCGGCTCCCGAGGCCTCTGTGATGAACGCTAGAAAATTTTTCATAATGTTATTTATTGATTAGCGGAAGAACTGACGTTGACGTGCAAGTGGTGCTGTAGTGATTTTGGCATTAACTGCATCACTATGTAATAAAGAAGATTGTTCATTATCATCCAAATCAAATCCAGACGGCCTAGGATTTCTGTCCATCAAAAGAGCTGTTGAAAATCTATACGTTCCAGCAGATGCAGATGTTTTGGTTCTTATTCTTAGTTTCATTTTTGCACCAGAATTAAGAATGTTTGATACTCCAATTTTAGCAAGTCCAAGTGGATCACGTCCTAGATGATACAACCCCAATCCTTGTATTTGGATATAACAAACATTTTTATTTTTATAATAACTCGCAAATGTTCTCAAAAATCCATCACCAAAAAGATATGAACTTGGATAATTTTTTATATCAGCATCTTTTTCTTCTTGTGGAACTTGACCACTATTAGAATATTTGAAGAGATTTGGTTTTCCAGGCCATGCTCTATTAACTTCAGCTGCGACATTCATACTGTTTAACAATCTGATCATCTCTTGGGCAACTGGATCGCTTTTTCCAGTCACATACCAAGAAGATCCATTATGTTTTAAACTTGCTTGACCATAATCTGCTGGAGGAGCCTTTACTTCAATTTTTATTTTTGCAACTCTATTTGGAACATATGGTTTTTTACTAAGTCGTGAGTAATCTCCAACCATAAGTTCTAAATCTGCAGCTCTAGAATCTGCACCTGCAGGAGTAAAACCAATTGGTATCATACCCAAAGACTTATATTCTGAAAAAAGATAGTTTTCATAAACAAATCCAACATTTAACTTTTTTAATCCAGCAGGACCATTTGCCCAATCTTCATAATCAGGATCGCCACCATATAATCCTGCAGGATCTAACTCTACTCTACTAGCCATGAAAAAAGAGGCGTTTGCCTCTATTTATTTTTATTCAGTTGTATCTTTTTTATTGAAACCAAATGGAGAAACTACATCTTCAAGTTTGAGTTTCAATGCAACACCACCGACAGCTTCCATGACTTTTAGAATGTCTTCTGGTTTTGCACCTTCACCAAGTTCTTTGGCAACGTACCAATACTTAGGCCAAAACTCTTCACCTGCTCTCTTATAATCTTCAAGGGTTAGGAGTTTCATTTACCAACTCCATAATCAGGTGCTTTCTTTTCCAACTCACGAATCGTTTCATGTAATTGTTTTACAGCCTCAATGGTCTCAGGAGTTTCTTCCCACTCCCAAGTTTCACCACCACTGTTTGTAAAAGTTCTCTTAGTCATAGATCTCCTTCTTTACGGTTTTCAGAATAGTGGACATCAAACTCTCCACCAGGATAACGTGCAACTAGTTTCTCAACATTCATCTCCATAATCTCATCAAGAGAAGTTCCAAGACCCATACATGCCTGAGCAACATACCACATAATATCACCCAGTTCACGCTTTAGGTGAAACATGTTCTCTTCACTGACAGGTTTGCCTTGGAAAATAATCTTCTTAACAACTTCAGTAAACTCACCTGCTTCAGCACACATACCTACAGCAGCAGTAAGCAATCGCTCGGAATGAAAACCTTGGCCTTCAAGTTCCTGTAGACGATAAATGAATGCTTCGTGATCTTTTGATGGTTGAGACGTGACTGCATCGACAAACTCCACGTATTTTTTAGTGTCAACTTTATTAGTCATGAAAATTGGGGATAAATGGTTCTTGTTCGGACTGGGGTAGTTTTTGTTGAGTAGGAATTTTTTGACCACCAACTTTAACAAACTCAATGTCAAAGTCTTTTTCATTCATATTTTCCCATCCAATATATTTTTGATTTGGAGGAAGTTGATTTTGTGGAAATGGTTCCAAATCAATCGTTTGATAATCTGGTTTGTATTGATAATAGTGTCCATCCCATTTGGCATTTCTCATGCCGACAAGATTAGTGGCATCTCTAGCAGATCCACAGTCGGCAATTTTTTCACCGCGTGGGTTGTATACAGAATACATCAGAACTGTAACCCCTTAAATTTGTTTTCAGATTCTTTAATATTATACTCTGGTTTACTCATGTTGTCAATCACCATAGGACTCAAAAAATAGAACTTGATTCATTCTGAACTTTTCATCAAAATAAGTATTATTTGATATGTTCATACCATGAAGAAATTTTTTAGCCTCAAAGAAGACAAGTCTATTATATTTTGGTTTTAATGTTTTTAGCAATCTATAGTTTTCTTTTGATCTCCATGGTTGATAGTGTTCTGGTATATTATCAGTCACAATTTTTTCTTCTTCAGATAAAAGATCATATAGATTTGTTCCACATTCAGAATCATCGTTATCATTCAAATAAATTATTGCTGTATATCCATCATCACGATGAGGCCACCAATAACCATTTTTATAGTCGTTGAATGAATTATTTTTAAATCTTGTTACATTCGTGACAAAATTATAACTAGTCGGTTTAGATCCAGAGAGAATAGAAAGAAAGAAATAAACCGATTCAAGTTCTTCTATGTAAATGATATCACGAAAATCCTCAAAATGAATACCATTATGAGTTGGATTTGATTCGATTTTGTGTAATCGTTTCGGAATTTTTCCAATCAAATCAACAACTTCATCTGGATCATAATAAAAGTTATCTATTGTATAGATTTTAGATCCTTGGAAAGTTTCCATGGAAAGATCCATTTTGGGATTTATATCAAATAACATTAGAACTGAAATCCCCCAAACTTACTATCAGGAGTAGATTGTTCATCTTCATCTCGTCCATTGTCAACGATATTCTGCTCACTCTGCTCACAATCATAGAGACGCATCTTGGCACGGTCAATACCAAGAATAAAACGTTTATGAACCGTTGGATCATTATAACGATTCTTCAATTGCTTCACCATAATTTGTCCCAACTCCTGAAGCTCATCTGTAGAAATAAGGGCAAACATAAGATCAGCAGTAGCAGGGAGACCAAAGGATTCCGAAGTGTCAGTAAGGTCAATATCAGAGCTAGCATAACCAGAACGAGTGGTCTGCGTGGCAGAAACGATAGGGACGTTTGCTTCGACAGCCAACCCTCTAAGTTCTTCTGCAATAGACTTAATATACGAATATGAATTGACAGAGCTGTTTCCGCGATAACGGGAGGAAGCACATATATTAAGGTAATCAATGAAAATGATATCAGGTCTAAATGACTTCTTAAGTGCAAGTTCATTAAGAAGTGCCTTAAAGTGTCCACTGTGTGCGCTCGCGGTAGGATACTCTTTAATGATAAGACTTCCCTGAGTCTTCTTGCTAAGGTTATTTACCTTAGACTCAAACATGGGACGAGGAAGATCTGTGATCTCCTGAATATTGACATTTAAAAGATTCGCGTCAATTCTCTCAGCAATCTTTTCCTCTGCCATCTCCATAGTGATATACAATACATTATATCCTGAGAGCAAGGACGATGAAGCCATATGGCACATAAACAAAGACTTTCCGACACCAGTGCCAGCAAGAGCGATATTAAGAGTCTTGTTAGGTAAACCACCTTTAGTAATTTTGTTAAAGTAATCGAGATCAAACGGAATACGATCTTCTTTACGGTGGTAAGATTCAAAACGTTCCTGGAAGTCTTGTAGGTAATCATGGCCGATGTGATTATCAAAAGATACAGCTAGTGCATTACTAAGGATGCTTGGGATAGCATCACGATTTCTCTTCTCATCATTGCCATCTGCAATGTGAATGGACTCCATGAGTGCAAGATAGATTGCCCTATCGCGACACCACTTTTCAGTAGTATCAGTCAGCCATTGTTGATCAACATCTTTATCTTCTAGTTCTGCAATATATTTTTGTGCCGTCTTGATATCTTCACCAGTCAAATCTGAACGATTTGATACCTCAATTTGAAGTGCCTCAAGAGAAATCAAGTTATCATACTTGACAATAAACTCAGAAGACTCTAGAAAAAGAACCTTCTGAATTTTGTCTTCAAAATATTCTGGTTGAATAAAGGGAATTACCTTTCTTGCATAATCATCATTATGAATTAGATTTCTTAGAATTGTGACTTCAATTTGTTCCATCAACACCCGTAGCTAAACTCCTCTTTTGCAATTTGATCAAGTTTCTCCATTACTTCTGGAGTAAAATATGCATCTGGTTCTTTGAGGATTTGTTTGGCGTATACTTTTTTGCCATCCATTTCGTAACGTCCTGCGACGTTTTTCCAGAGACCGCCAATCTCACCGAGTTCAAGAAGACCATAATAACGGTCAAGGCCACGCTCATCGTAATACAAACGTACTTCAACATTTTTATTCTCCTTACTCAGACGCGACTTAGCAGTCTTTGCCTTGATAATGTTTCCAACGATTTCTGTTCCATCCTTTTCCTTTTTCTTGCTAAGATAAATGATCGTAGAGGCAGCATACTTAAGGCCGCTACCACCACCCATTTCTTTTGTAGGAACGTAAGAACCGATAACATCGTAGGTGTGATTGGTTACAATCATGGGAATGTTTGCTTGACCAAGTTTAAGAGTCAACATACGGAATGCACCTTTGACCAATTGAGATTTGGTCATGTCACGAACCTGTTTGTCGTTCAGTGCATCAGTGATCTCTTTCTCGGTGGATAGCATACCCAGAGAGTCTAGCACAAACATACAGGGTTTGCGCTCATCTTCGGGTTTCTTTAAATATATATCTACTGCTTTGAGCGCTTTACTGCGGAAATCCTCAATTGTAACAACATTAACAACGACAAGACGAGAAGTATCGATGCCACGGGATTCGATTAGTGATTTGGTAATAGCGGCTTCAGTATCAAAATAGAGACAATAGCCATCGGGATTGGAATCCAGAAAATTTTTGACAACGGCGAGGCTGAAGAAAGTCTTTCCAGTTGATGACTCTCCAGCAATAGCAGTAATCTTATTCCCAGATACACCGCCAAATACACTACCTGATACAAGTGCATTAAAAATGTACGAACCCGTGTCAACATAAGTTTCTGTTTCATCAATATCAGAAGCGAGTTTGGTGAAGTCATCACCAATCTCCTTCACGATGTCTTTTAAAAAATCCATTCAGTTCCACCTTAGAGTATTTAAGTATTCTAGCACATCTTTACGAACATCCATCAGTTCATGATAACATTTTTGATTATGGGCACACTGCCTAAGAGCAGGATCTGGTTTAAGAACGCTCTCAATAAAGAGATCTAGTCCACGGTTCCATTTATCCTGCTTAGATTCACCGTCATCGATTGTATACTGATCTTTCATCCAAAAAAGTCCTCCAGACTTACAGTTTTTTCTACAGACCAACCAATAGCATCTAGGATAGCCTTTAAAGGATCCACAAATGCTTTACTAAATTGAAGTTCATAGTCCACATACTTATTCAGATCCAGTTCTTTTGGAAAATCCTGGATGAAAGAAAATACATTCTCATGAATTGTATTTGGGACCTTCAAATAACAGAACTTGATTTTCTCACCATTCTGAATTAAAGAATACTTGTTTGTAAGTTTCTTATCTTTTATGTAGTGATTAAAGAGAAGAGCTCCACGAACATGAATTGGAGTGCCCTTCTTGTAGATAGAAGAACGATCACTGAACTTTTCAACATCACTTACGGATCGAGGAAAAGAAATTTCCTCTGGTGCCATCTTTTTGAACTTTGTTCTAGATTTTTCAATGAAGTTAATGACATCATCTTCAGTTCCAGTCATCACAAGTTTGAGGGCATCCTTAATCATCTGGCGACAAGGTGCTGGTGTGGATGATTTGACTGCCTCAATACCCATGATCTTAAGTTTAGGTTCTGCATATGCAACACCCTCACTATTCCAGACGTTAAGAATATATCGCTTCTTCGCGGTCCAGATACCACGATCAGCGATATTCTCACGCTTCATTTGCATCTTCTGGTCATAAGCCGATACGTATGATGCCAGTTCCTGATAAGACTTATCGATAAATGGTTCCAGTTTATCTTGACAGATCTTGTCAAGTATAGAAACAATCTCTGCTTTATTGCCAGACTTAGCACCAAAAAATTTATCAACAAGAGGTCCAAGATTAAGATAGATTGAGTCGGTATCGCTAGCGATAACATAATCTACTTCCTCAGTTTTTAAAAGGGTATTTAGATACACATTCATTTTGTTTTCAATCCATCGGATTGAAACCTGGCCAGATAATGTGATGGCCTCTGCATTCTCTAGTTTGTAATACCTGAAGTATTGATTACCAATAGCACCATAAGCAGAGTTAAGAGAAATCTTCTTCGCCATTTGAATGTTGTTACATCTGGCGATCTCCTTTTTAAGTGCATCAGTAGGCGTCTTCTCATACTCCTGCTTTGCTTTGAGCATCCGCTTCTTGAAAATGACACGTTCTCCATACATTTTGTCCATCAGTTCTGGAAGAAACCCACGCTTATCTTTACGGAACATAGCGCCATTAGCACAAACAGCGTAGTCCTTATACATCTCGAAGGTTATTTGCTCATTAAGTATTTTTTCAACTGAAGCTGTTGGGTGTCGTTCATCAAGAAGGGTTTCTGGTGAGATATTGTACTGCATAATAAGATGAGGGTAGAGAGAGTTAAGGTCAAAACTGACAACCCAATCATACCTTCCAGGAATCGGTTCCTTAACATATGCACCCGCATATTTGTCATCTTTTACACTCCCCTTTTTAGGTGGAATTACGATGTTCTGTTTCTTGAGATAGTTGTAAATAATACTATCCCACATGCGAACCTGATAAAACACGTCATTATAGTTTACCTTGGCATCATAAGCCATGGTCAATGCAAGTTCAATCAGTTTCATCTTGTCTTCCAAACGGTCAACAAGTTCCACGTCAATTATATTATATTCTACAAACTTTTGCCAGTCGTTTGTATAAAAATCTTTAAATGTATCAAACTCACTGTGATCTAGTTTCTTCTGACCAAGTTCAACAGAAGCAATGTGATCCAGTCGATAAGATTCTTGACTCGTATAAGTAAACTTCTTGTATAGATTCAGATAGTCAAGTTGAGTCACACCACCAACATCAATGCTGAGTTGTTTACGGCCAGCAACAAAGATCTCGCGAGGTGTCACCAGTCCCCATGGAGACAGACGCTTCATAAGTTTCTCACCAAGAACACGGTTTAGACGCTTTGTGATGTACGGCATATCGTACAGTTCACAGTTCCAACCAGTGATAATGTCTGGAGTATTCTCCATCCACCAACTAATGAAGTTTGAAAGAAGATGATGTTCAGAATCACAGAGACGATACTCAACATTACTCTGAGAGTTGTTGAAAGGTTTCACTCCCCAGGTAATAATCTTCTTCGTGGTGTAATGTTGAATAGAGATGAGAAGAATCTCTTCTGCAGCCGATTCCACATCTGGGAATCCATTCTCGGACGCAACCTCAATGTCAAGAGTATAGAGATTGATCTTTGAAATATCAAAATGAATTTCATCCTCAGAATACTTCTCAGAAATGTATTGATAGATAAAACGCTCATTACCATAGATATTAAAGTCTTCTACACCATCATACTTTTTAATAAACTCACGACAATCGCGAACTGATCCAGGTTGAATTGGTTCAACATAATTACCCTCAAGAGTTTTGTACTTAGTCTTCTTATTGGAAGATACAAAAAGAGTCGGGTTGAACTTCTCGCGAGTCATGAAACTTTGACCGTTTTCATAACCTCGGACGAGAAATTGGTCCCCGACCATCTGCACATTGGTGTAAAATCTCATTCTTTAATAAATTCTTCGTATGCCTTAACCAGTTTTTCGTGAGGCTCAACAATAGTAAGTATACTATCAGAATGCATCATTAGAATGTTTTGCTGTGACAGTTCTGAATCTGGCCATCGAACCATTCTTTTAGTAATATCAGGTTCTTCATCTCGGCACAGAATACGAACTGGATTGATTAGTTTGCAGTCTGGATCACCAGACAATTGCTCAACTTGAACCTGTTCAACCTTGGAGATCAAAACTAGGTCCAGATTCTTTATCAGTAGGCATTGAATCATTGGTTTCAGAGAAAGAATTGTACATTTCAACTAGGCTATCTAATGGATCAACAACTGTAACGACCCAATCTACTGGAATCATTACATCTTTAGTTTTTGATAGTCGAATCCATTTTGTCATTACAACATCAATGTCTTGACTATTTGATGGTCCATCACCTTCTTCTTGAAGAAGGATTTCATCTTGATTACAATCATCTTCAAAAACATTCATCGGGTTGTTTAGAAGATAACCAATAACTTTTTCATTGTCAGAGATCATTTCTTTAATATCAGAAATGAGTTGTTCTCCAGATTTTAAAATTGTTAACTTAACAGCCATTTCTTAGTTGTATTTTTATATATTATAAGACCCCGCTTGGTCTTTGTCAAGCGGGGTCAGGCGACGATATTTGGGTGCCCAGGATTATTTAGAGGTAATCTTTACGCTTGTGGGCCTCAGGAACAATTTTTCCAAGGACAATAGTCAGAAGCCCATCCTCAAAAGTAACTGATCGAACTTCCGTTTCGTCGCTGAGTGTCCAGGAACGTGTAAACGACCGTTGAGCCACACCCTTGTGCAGGTAGTTAGTTTCCGTTTCCTTGTCCTCTTTCTGACCTTCCACGAAGAGTTTGCCATCTTGAGTGTAGACATAGACTTCTTTCTTTTTGAACCCAGCCAGAGCGAGTTCCAAACGTGATTCAACATTATTTACTGATACTACATTGTAAGGTGGATATTTTGATGTAGTTTCATGAAGACTAAAGATCCTATCAAAATAATCTTCCATCCCAATACTATTTCGATGAATCTTTTCCATCAACTGCGATAAATCGGCAGCATGATACTTCGATAAACTTGTCATTTGTAGCTCTCCTAAAAGCGAGATTGCGTTTTATGGACCCATTCGGCATCCAATACTATTTAACCATAAAATGAAAAAAAGAGATACAGTGAAAACCGTATCTCTTTATAGGGTGTTCCGATTGTAGAGTGTGCCGCACGAAAGACACACTGTTATTTATTCGGTTTCCTGGGGTTTTTTGCGCTTACCAATATTATACTTGGTTTCTAGTTCCCACTCATCCTTTTCTTTATATGCAAGGACTTTGATTTGATTGAGTGGTGCAATATTAGTAATCTTTTCTACGTCAAATACAGTAATCAGACCCCAATCAGCTAATAATTGGACAATACGGTTACGTCTTTGTACATCATTTACAGTAAGATTTGCCTTCTTACCATCAAGAGCAAAGAGTTCCTTAAAGTGAACAATGAAATATTTGCCTTGCTTGTGCAGAATATGGCAAGATTGATACAACTTCTTTTCTTTTCTAGAAGCAACACCAATACGGGTCAAAGTTTCACGAACCTTTAGAAAATCATCTGGTTCATTTAGTGAAATTTGCACCATTTGATCTGGTGCCCACTTTACTTCAGGTTCATTAACGACGCTCATCTTTTTCCTCCAGTCTCAAGTTTGGATCTAATAAAGTCGATTTGTGTTTTGGTCAGAATCTTCAAAGCCTGGAGTGCTTTTTCATTACTATAACCATAGTAAGTTTTGACACAATCAAGATCTTTGATATCTTCTTTACGAAGCCAAGGAGAAAATCTCTTACGCTTTCTCAGACTATTTAGCAAAAAGTCATATTGCATCTTTTTGTCTAGAAAATGAGACTTGTTCATCTCATTTGCATAGATCAGAGAATCAATTTCTCCAGACAAGCATTTGTTCACAATAAATGAAGGATATTTTTTGATGCAGTCTGGATCCTTCTCAATCAAATTCTCTTTAGTAAAGTTGATGGAGTTCAGCCATTCTTTCAATTCCATAATCAAAATTTAGCGGTAACAGAAACAATCTTTGCTCCAGGGTTTCTAGCAATAGCAACCCTTTTTGCATCTTCATAATCACGGGCTATCACTTCTTCTTTGAAGACTGTGCCCACTTTGTATAGAGTGACTTCACATTTCATTTTTACCTCTCATAGAAAAATAAACATTTCCAGAAACAGAAACTCTAAACTCATCACTTGTATAAAATGGATAAACTTGATGCATCATTTGTGATGGAAACAACATCATTGTCCATTCGTAAGACTTATCAACTAACACTTTTTGATTATTCAATGTACCAAAAGGTTCAATCGTAGTAAATTGAAATAACGAAGTTGAATTCTCGCTATCATTTACTCTATCAAAATATACTTTTAATTCATCGTCCAGATCATATGGAATTTTTACCCAAATAACAAAACTAAAAACTCCAGTATGATTATGAATTGGATTAAAATCATATTTCTTTGAATAATTTACCCAGACTCTGGAGAGATCAAAGTCATAGTCTTGATCACCACCATCAAAAACATTGAATAAACTTATTCCAAAAACCTTTCCATATTCTCTAGATAAAGACTCTGCAAGATATTTCAAATTGGGTGTTATTGGAAGTCTATATTCCTTTTCATTATGCCCAGCTAAAGACATACAAAAAGGATCTTTATCATTTTGAAGATTATCAAGAGTTTGTGTCAATTCATGTCTTACTATTTCAGGAACTTTACATGTCAAATATCCAGGACTAGATATCCAAGTTGAATCATAATCAAAGTTAAAACCAGTCATCGGATAATTTGAATGTCATCGGTTTCAGTCCAGAGTTCAATCTCATTACGGAATCTACCCTCGGACTTAAGTTTTTCGTATCGTTTACCTGCTTTCTTCTTCCACCACTTGATGATGTTATCAAGTTCATGCTTGTCCCAATTCTGACCACGACGTAGTTGAGATTGCTCACCAGAAAGAACTTCACGAACATTCTCGTAGCCGTAGTCAGATGTATAGAAACGCTTTTTCTCAGTGAGTGAAAATGCTTTTGCAATTACACTGTTGAACTTGGCAAGTTTCTCTGAATCTTCAAGAGAGTTCTTGATAAGAGAAATCATCTTGGTTTGTCTCTTCATCTTCTTAGAAGAAGCTTTATTATCTGTAAGAGGTTCACCACCATTCAAATAGGTGAACCGATCATGCAGACGATGAAACTGCTCATCATGAAGCAGTGGAGTAAATTTACTCTCAGTCAAACCACGATACCTAATGAAAGGTTTTAGGCCATCATATTGAGATGCCGATGTGGTAGAACCGTACAGAGATGTAGTTTCAAATAGAGCAATATCTTTCTCAAACTTCTCACTGATAAACTCCCTGGCAAAGTGAGAGCAACACATAAGTGAAAGCAACTTACCACCCAAAAAGTTATATCCAAAGGGTTGAGTCGGAACAATCACAAAACCCATACAGGCATGGCGATTAAACAGACTGAGATCTGGTGCCTTTCCAAGCCATAGATTCCTAGGTTTGGAATTGATTGTTGGAGATCCTAAACGAATGAATCCAACAACAGTATTGGTCGTAGTTTCCTTTACAATCCACTTGTGTTCTCTTCCAGGAATATTTGATTCATTATTGTGAGAAGAGACGGCAGCAAGTAAATTCTTATAGTACTTCTGGTCAAGTCCACCCTTGCCAACAGGAATCATGGAGAACTCCATGTCTTCTGGATGAATATCAAAGTTGAAGATATCCTCAGAAAATGATGACACGGAAGACATACCATCAAGTACTTCCTTCTTCACATAGCGAAGATAGTCCTCAATACCATTGAGGTTTTCAAAGTAAGAGATGAATTCATCTGCAGCCCAAACTGCATCATCATGGGATACCGTCTTGATCATTTAAAGTTACACTCCACCATAATTTCTGTCAGTGCTGCTAGCAGGTTGATCTCCTGATCAGCGACGAAAGCGATT